AAAAGCAACTCCGTCTTGAACGCGCGTTTTCGCGGAATAGTCACGAGTCGTGCCAGACGAAAGAGAAAGCGAACCCCTGATGGGCAATCAGAACAGTGGCCGGCGTCCTCAGTCATCGAAATTGAAGATCCTCCGCGGGAACCCGGGGAAGCGAAAGCTTAATGAAAATGAGCCTCTACCACCGTCCGGAGACATCACGAAGCCGGAGGGGTTATCGGCCCGTGCTGGGGCGGTCTGGGACGACTTAGCGCCGGTTCTGCTGGTGATGGGCACCCTGACGACGGCGGATGTCCGCCCCTTTGCCCGGCTGTGCGAGTTGGAGGTCACGGCGCGGGAGGCGTCCAGTCAGAAGGACGCGCCAGGGTTCGCGATGTTCACGGTGAGCGATGACTACAACGGGGCGCCGAAGGTGGGGGTCCACGCGGCGATCCGAGTGGAACGGGAGACGGCCACGGCGCTGCGGCCCTACTACGAGTATTTCGGGATGACGCCGTCGAGCCGGGCACGGATCTCGGTGCCAAAGAAGGCGGATGTCGAGCCGGTTTCAAAGTGGGCAGGGGCACTGAAATGACCGAGGTGGTGAAGGTCGGCGATCGGATCCGCTTCACGGTGGCCTTATTGCGCGACTTAGAGAAATTACCGGAGCATCGTTCCTTCCTTGTGGAAGTGGCTGAGGTTCGTGTCGAGGACGATGGGGGTAAGATCCTCGTGCTCCATCGGCTGGATTTCGAGACGATCAAGTGAAGGAAACCGCGGCGGCCCGCGCCGTCCGGTTGGTGAATCAGCTCACCCATACCAAAGGCCCGTTCGCCGGCCAGTCGTTCAACCTCCGCCCCTGGCAAGTCACCATCCTGCGGAAGCTGTTCAAAACCCGGAAGGACGGCCGGCGGCAATACCGGACGTGTCTCCTGATGCTGCCGCGGAAGAACGGCAAGTCCGAGCTGGCGGCGGCGCTCGCAATCTACTTCCTGCTCTTCGATGGCGAGATGGGGGCTGAGGTCTACAGTTGCGCGGCGGACAAAGACCAGGCGGCGCTGGTGTTCAACGTCGCGGCGCAGATGATCCGCAACGACCCGGAGCTCGAGGCCCAGGTCGAGATCGTCGACTCCCAGAAGCGGATCGTGCATCGGAAGTCGGGGAGCTTCTACCGGGCCATCTCGGCGGAGGCGTATAGCAAGCACGGCTTCAACCCGTCGGTCGTGATCTACGACGAGCTCCACGCGGCGCAGAACCGGGAACTGTGGGATGTGCTGATGACCGCGATGGGGGCTCGAGCGCAGCCGTTGATGATGGCGATCACCACGGCGGGGTATGACCGGCACTCGATCCTGTGGGAACTCTACGCCCACGCGCAGAAGGTGGCCGAGAATCCGAGCCTCGATCCGACGTTTCTCCCGCTGCTGTTTGAAGCGCCGATTGATGCGGACTGGACGAGCGAGAAGGTCTGGCACAAGGCGAACCCGGCGCTGGGCGACTTCCGGTCGCTTGAGGAAATGCGGATCGCGTGTGCGCGGGCGAAGGAAATCCCGGCGCAGGAGAACACGTTTCGGCGGTTGTATCTCAACCAGTGGACGGAGCAGGCGAGTCGGTGGATCGGGATGGCGGCGTGGGATGCGTGCAATGTGGTGACGGGATGACGCATCCGCTGGCAACGGTGCTGGCCGAAAAGGAATACGCCCTTGAGGTGTGGCACGAGGTTGCGCAAGCGCACGCGAAAGCCGCTCCGGAAGCAGACCGTTATTGGGGCGACCGCAATGCGTCGCGAGTCGCCCTGATCAACATTATCAGGGCGGCAACTCTGGCTCTTGAAGTGATCGCCTTACGGAACGCGATACATGACCCGCGCTGAATACCGGCACGGTCTGCGCGGTCGGCGCTGCTTTGTCGGGATGGACCTCGCCAGCACCAAGGACTTGACCGCGCTCGTGGCCGTCTTCCCCGACGAAGACGGGTTCGATGTCCTGGCGCAGTTCTTCGTCCCGCACGAGTCAATCCGTGAACGTGCCAATCGTGACCGCGTCCCGTATGACCAGTGGGCGCGCGACGGCTTCCTGATCGACACGCCAGGGAACGTCGTGGACTACGAATACATCCGCCAGCAGCTCAAGGACTGGGCGGCCGAGTTCTCCATTCGCACCATCGCTTTCGACCCCTGGAACGCCACTGACCTCGTGACCAGGCTGCAGGAGCAGGACGGGTTTACCTGCGTCCCGATGCGCCAGGGGTTCAACTCGCTGAGTGCGCCGACCAAGGCGCTCGAGACGGCCATCCTGTCGAAGACGCTGCGGCATGACGGGCACCCAGTGTTGCGGTGGAACGTGTCCAACGTCAGCGTCGAGACGGACGCCACGGGCAACCTGAAGCCGTCGAAGAAAGTCTCGACGGAGCGCATCGACGGGGTGGCGGCGCTGGTGATGGCGATCGACCAGATGGACCGGAACAACTCAACGAAGCCTCCCGAATACTCGATGGTTGTACTCGGGGGCCGATGAAGCGCACCCCCGGCCGTCCTCCGCTCGACGAGGATGCACGGTGAGCATCAGAGATTCCCGCGCCCTGGTGACGTTCTGGCGCTGGCCGGAGACGTGGCTGCATGTGTTCAAGCATGTCAACGACGGCCATCTGTACGCGCTGATCTCGACCCAGACGCGGGACTGGCAAGTCTGGCCGCCCCCGTTGGCGCGATGGCACTGGAAACGGTTTCGATGAAGCGCCCGTCCGACACGGCCGATGATCGCCCGAGTCACGGTGGCCGCCCCAAGGCCGTCGAGCCGGGGACCAGTCTCACGACCTGGGTGCCCGTGTCCGAATACGCGCGGCTCTGCCGGCTGGCGACGATGCGCGGCGAGACGTTGTCGGCGACGGTGCGCGCGATCTTGAAGCTCCGGCGCCATCACCCGCCGTAGGTTCTCCTATTGATCAACCGTCCCTGTGACCAGTCCTGTCACAGGCTACAGGGGCCGTGAACCGCGCATACAGCCTGCTCGAAATCAAGTCGATCGATGCGGAGCGTCGGACGATCACGGGCATTGCGACAACGCCGACCCCTGATCGCCAAGGCGACAGCATCGATCCGTTAGGTGTCAGCTTCACGAATCCGCTCCCGCTGCTCTGGCATCACGACGCCAAGGCGCCTGTTGGCACGGTGACGCTGCATCCGCCGACGGCGAACGGGGTCACCTTCACTGCCTATCTCCCGATCATCAGCCAGCCGGGCAAGGCCAAGGATCGCGTCGATGAGGCGTGGGATTCCCTGACCTCGACCCCCCCGTTGATTCGTGGCACGTCGATCGGGTGGAAGGATCTGGCCCCACCGATCCGGTTGAAATCTGGCGTGCTGCGCTGGCCCAAAACCCTGATCGGCGAACTGTCGCTGGTCACGATCCCCGCGAACATCGAAGCGACGATTCTCTCGGTGAAGCAGTACGACCAGCCGTCCTCCGCCGCATTTGGCACGAGGCGCGTGGTCCCGTCCCGTCCCGGCATTTCGGGCCAGCGCACACAGCATCCCGCCATGACCATTTCCGAACAAGTGACGACTGAACAGACGAACCTCCAAGTCAAGAGCGCGCGGCTCGAAGAGCTGATGCAGGCGGACGAGACCGAGAACGGCCTCGAGGCCGGTGAAGAGACCGAACGCACGACCCTGGTGAGCGAGATCAAGGCCCTCACGGCCAAGCTCGACACCCTCACGACGATCGAAGCCGCGCAGCTGGGCATCGCCAAGACGTTGCCGCTGTCGGCCACCAAGACGGCGACGCGTTTTCCGCGCGTGGAAGTCAAACCCGTGGAGCTCGAGAAGGGCACGCTGTTTACCCGCTACGCGATGGCGGTCGCCGCCGGCAAAGGCAGCTACTCGGACACCATCGCGTATGCGAAGCGGTGGGATGCCCAGACGCCGGAAGTCTCCGCGTACGTCAAGGCGGCCTGGGGACAGAAGGCCGTCGAAGGCACGTCGGTCGTGGCCAGCCCGGGCTGGGGGGGCGCCCTGGTGAATCCGAACACGATGGCCACGGAATTCGTGGAACTCGTGCGCGCGGAGACCATCATCGGGAAAGTGCCCGGGTTCCGCAAAGTCCCGTTCAACATCCCGATTATCACGCAGACGGGCGGGTCCACCTTTGAGTGGGTCGGGGAAGGTGGCGTCAAGCCGGTCGGGGAACTGGCGTTTACGCGGACCACGATGCCGTATCACAAGGTCGCGGGCATCGTCGTGTTGTCCGATGAACTCGTGCGGCTGTCCACCCCGAATGCGGAAGAGACCGCCAGGCGCGATCTCGTCGAGCAGTGCGCGGTGTTTCTGGATCAGCAGTTCATCCGGATCGCGGTCACTGCCGGCGCCGACAATCCCGCGTCGATCACGAACGGCGTAACGGCGCCCAACGCCTCGGGCACGACTTTGGCCGCGCTCAAGGCCGATCTGAACACCGCCCTCGGCACCTTGACGGCGGCCGGGGTGACGCTCAGCGGGCTTGTGATCGTCACGACCTCAGAAGTGGCGCTCAGGCTGAGCCTCATGACGACCACGCTGGGCACCACCCCGAGCGGGATCAGCATGACCCCGAGCGGTGGCACACTGCTCGGCTATCCGGTGATCGTGTCCGATTCGGTGGACGCGGACTCGCTGGTGATCTTCAAGCCGTCCGAGATTTTCCTGGCGGATGACGGCCGCGTGACGCTCGATGCGAGCAACCAGGCCACGCTGGACATGGGCACGGGCGGATCGCCGGCCACGCCGACGTTCAATCTGTGGCAGCGCAACTGTGTGGGCATCCGCGCCGAGCGGTGGATCAACTGGCAGAAACGGAAGCCCACGGTCGTCGCGATCATCGACACCATCGCCTACGTGCCGGGCACCTAGTCACGTGCTCCCGGAGTGCGTCGCTGGGGCGCACTCCGGTTCGTTCCTGTCTGGAGGGTCATGGCCACGGTGCCGTTAGTCGCGGTCCACGCGTTCCCCTATGCGGGCGGCACCATCGTGGCGGGGGAGGCGTTTGACGCACAGTCCGCCCAGGACGCCACGCTCCTGAAAGCGATCGGCCATGCCGTCGATGCGCCGTCCGCTTTCACGAAATACGTGATGCTGCTGGCGACACAGAAGCTCGACCCGCCGGCACACAGGCGGCGCCGCAAGAGGGCCGAGGACGTATGACGGTCATCGGGCGCGGCCTCGCCCTCCTCAAGAAAACCGTCGGATCGCTGACGAGTGTCGCCGGCTCGCGTGGCTGGTGGCCGCTCATTCGCGAACTCACGACCGGCGGCTGGCAACGCAATGAAGACGTGCAGCTCGACACCGTCCTGTCGAACCCGACCCTCTATGCCACCGTGACGCTCATCGCCGGCGACATCGCCAAGCTCCGGCCGATGCTCGTCGAGCAGGATGAGGATCAGATCTGGACGGAAGTCGAGAGCGCGGCGTTTTCGCCCGTGCTCCGTCGGCCGAATGCCTATCAGGACTGGGTGGACTTTTGCGAATGGTGGTTGCTCTCCAAGATCGTCCACGGCAATACCTACGTCCTCAAGGCGCGTGATGGCCGTGGCGTCGTGCGTGCGATGTACGTGCTGGATCCGAACCGGGTGACCCCGCTGGTCGCGCCGGATGGGTCCGTCTTCTATCAATTACATCGGGACGAACTGTCGCAGATCGATGACGACCTCGTCGTCCCGGCGCGGGAAATCATTCACGACTTGATGTGCCCGTTGTTTCATCCCCTCGTCGGGGTCTCGCCAATCTATGCGGCGGGATGGCCCGCGATGCAAGGGCTCAACATCCGGCGCACGTCCGACAAATTCTTTTCGAACGGCTCACGCCCGGGCGGCGTCCTGCTCGTGCCGGGCGATATTACGCAGGCGCAAGCCGATGCTCTGAAACTCCAGTGGAACACGGCCTTCTCGGGTGACAACAGCGGCAAGGTCGCCGTGCTCTCTGGGAACATGAAATACGAGCCGATGGCGATGACGGCGGAGCAGTCGCGGCTCGTCGAACAACTGCACATGTCCGATGAGGACATCGCGAAGTGTTTTCACATGCCCCGGCACAAGGTGGGCATCGGGCCGGATCCGACCTATACGAACATCGCCGCGCTCAATCAGCAGTACTACACCGACTGTCTCCAGAAGCACATCACCAAACTGCAACGGAAGTTGACCGACGGGCTGGAGCTCGGGAACGTGCCGGGGAAGACGTTGGCGGTGGAGCTCGACCTCGATGATCTGATTCTGATGGACACGGCGAGCCGCATTACGTCGGCGGTGGAGGCCATGCGCGGCGGGATGTCGGTCAACGAGACACGGTTTCGCTTCCATGACCTCGGGCCAGTCGAAGGCGGCGACGTGCCGTTTCTCCAGGAACAGAACTGGCCCGTCCGACTCCTGGCGGCGCGCGAACTCCCCTCGGAACGGCCGCCGACGCCACCGGCTCCGGCGGCCGACGATGACGCGGCGGCGGCGAAGGCCTGGACGCATGGAGCGTTTGAAGTGGCGTTGCAGAAGGCGCTCGCCGCATGACGCTCGAACAGCACGTTGCGCAGTCGGTCGCCGCCGTGCTGCGGCCGGTCCTCAGTGACCTGACCGCGGTACAGAAGCAGATGGCGGCGTGGGAATCGCGCTGGAACGATGTCACGGCGTTACGGGAGCGGGTGGCGGTGTTGGAAGTGCGGGCGCCCGTGGCAGGGCCCGCCGGTCAGAAGGGCGATCCGGGCGCGCGTGGCGAGCCAGGCCTGGCGGGCACCGCCGGCGAGCCCGGACGCGACGGCCGCGACGGCCTCGATGGGAAAGACGGCGCGCCAGGCCTCATGGGCAAGGATGGCGCGCCTGGTCTGGCTGGGACCGATGGCGTCGGGGTCACCGATGCGCTGATCGGCCGGGACGGGCACCTCGTCCTGACGCTCGCGGATGGCCGGACCAAAGACATCGGGAGTGTGGTCGGCAAGGATGGCGCGGCCGGGCGGCCTGGCACCGACGGGGCGCCAGGACTCCACGGGAAGGACGGCGCGGACGGCGTCGGCTTTGAGGATCTCGATCTGGTGTTCGACGACGCGGCCGGCTGGGCGCTGTCGTTCACGCATGGCGAGCAGACAAAGGCGTTTGCCGTCCCGCTGCCGTGGGATGCCGGCCCGTGGCAGTCCGGGAAGACCTATCACGCGGGCGCGGGCGTGATGTGTAAAGGCTGTTACTGGGTGGCGCAAGCGACGACGACGGCGCGCCCTGGCGATGAGTCGGCCGAGTCGCGGGCGTGGCGGCTGACGGTGAAATGTGGCCGCGATGGGAAGCCGGGGCGCGATGGCCGGAACGGGGTCGCCGAATGACCCGGGTGGACCGGCGGTGGCCCGGCGCCACGGTGGTCTGTCTCGGCACCGGGCCGAGCCTCACACAGGCCGACGTGGACGCCTGCCGTGGCCGCGCCCGGGTGATTGCGGTCAACGACGCGTATCGGTATGCGCCGTGGGCGGATGTGCTCTATGCCGCGGATCAAAAGTGGTGGCATTTCCCCGCGCAGCAGATCGGGGTCGCCCAGTGGGCCGGGCTCAAGTATTCGATTGTCCCGACGCGCGTGCCGGGCGTGACGTCCCTCCGGAACACGGGTCAGCACGGGCTGGAGCGCGATCCGTCGGGCCTGCGGACGGGGTACAACTCCGTCTACCAGGCCGTCAATCTCGCGGTGCATCTGGGCGCGTCGCGGATTTGTCTGCTCGGGGTGGATTTGCGGCGGGCGCCGAACGGCCCGTCGCATTGTTTCGGCGAACACCCGGATCGCACGCAGCCCCCGTATGCGCTCTGTCTCGCGGCGTTCGCGACGATCGCGGCCCCGTTGCAGGCGCTCGGGATCACGATCCTGAACTGCTCGCGCGAGACGGCCCTGACGTGTCTCCCTCGGTCGACGCTGGCCCTTGCCCTCGCGGAGCGGGCCGCATGAAGGCGTACGGCGGCTGGCAGTTTCCCGACGAGGAGACGCACCTCCTCGCCCAACTCGCGCGCTGGCACCACGTCATCGACGGGCGTCTGACGTATCAGTATCCGATCTATGCGACCGCCCTCACGCAGTGCGGCGCCCGCCGGGGGACGGCCGTCGATGTCGGCGCGCACGTCGGGCTGTGGTCGTTCTGGATGGCGCGGGACTTCGCGCAGGTGATTGCCTTCGAGCCCGTGGCCGCGCATCGACAGTGCTGGGTCGCCAACATGCCCCCGCGTCCGCATGACGTGCTCTATCCGGTCGCGCTGGGCGCCGAAGCGGGATCGGTCGCGCTCGTGACGGCTCGGCCGTCCTCGACCGGCGGCACGGTGATCGACGGGGCGGGCGCGATTCCCCTCCGGACGCTGGACAGCTTCGCCCTCGATCGGGTGGACCTGTTGAAGATTGACTGTGAAGGCACCGAGGGCGACGTGCTCCGCGGGGCGGTCGCGACCCTCACACGCTGCCGGCCGGTGGTGGCAGTGGAGCAGCGGCCGAAACTCCTCAACCGGCTGACGGCGGCGCCGCGGGCCGCGCTAGATCTGCTCGAGTCGTTGGGCGCGGCGGTGGTGTGGACGGATGCCCATGATTTCGTCCTGAGGTTCGGGTGATGCGCGTCAACATCGTCGTGGAACCCCGCTGGATTCTGCTGCGCGCCGCGCAGGAGCTCGCGGCCCGCCTGCCGGGGGTGACGGTCAACGGGACCGGGCCCTGTGACGCGACCTATTACATGCCGATGTCACGGTACTGGATCCCGAAAGTCACGGCCCACGGCCTGCGGATTGGGTGGTTCACCCATGCCGGCGAGTCTGACGTGAAGGCATTCGCGCCGCTCGTGCAGGCGCATGTGGCGATGAACACGACCATGCAGGCGCTGCTCCAGCAGCACGGCGCCCCGGACGCGGTCTGCATTCGGCCCGGCGCCTGTCGGCCGCAGAAGCCCCTCACGTTCGGCGTCTGTGGCACGGTGAAGAAAGACGGGCGCAAAGGTGAAGCCCTCGTCGCGCAGATGGGGCAGGCGGGCTATACCGTGCTGGGGCACGGCGCAGGCTGGCCCTGTCGCATCCTCACGGCCGACGTCGCGCGGCTGGCGGAGTTCTACGCGCAGATTGATTACCTCGTGGTGACGAGCCTGGTCGAAGGCGGGCCGATGCCGCTGGTGGATGCCCTCGCGCACGGGGTGCCGGTGATTGCCCCCGAGGTCGGCTGGGCCTGGGAATATCCCGTGCTGCGCTACACGCGCGGGGACTGGGCCTCGCTGCAGGCCGTGCTCCAGGGGTTGACCCAGGCGCCGACATGGGACGGCTGGGCCGACGGCCATCGGGCGCTCTTTGCCAGACTCGGCGGCGGCGTCGCGGTCACGCCGACGGATGTGCCCACAGTGGCGCTCGCCATGCGGACGTGTGACCGGAGCCCACGGCCGCACTATGTGACACAGACGCTCACGGCCTTGCTCCAGCAGGCGCATCCGGAGACGTTGCACCTGCAGGCGAGCACGGCGGAGGTGGCGTGGCTGGACCGGGCGCTGGAGGGCCTCCCGCGGGATCGGCTGGCCGTGTATCCCGCGCTCGGCGCGCCGCTGTCGCCGAATGACACCGGCCTGGTGGCGATGGAACAGGCGCTCCGGGCCTCGCCGGCTGCGGCGTGGGTGCTACTCCTCGAGGACGACCTGGCCTTCTGCGCGGATTTCGTGGCGAGCGTGCGGCGCTGGATTCATCGGCATGGGCGCGCCGACCGGAACGTGTATCGGTTCTTCGGGTTCAACTGGCCGGGCCGGGTCCAGCAACGGACGGTGGAAGCGTATGACCATCCGCTGACGAATCTCCGAGCCTCGCAAGCCATCCTGTGGCGGCGAGCGGACGCCCTCGCGTTCGTGACGTGGGCCCGGGCGCACGCGCTGACGTGGCGGGGGAATCGCTGGCCGCGACACGGCGAGGCGGATCCGCGGATCGCCTTTGACAAACTCGTGGCGGAGTGGGCGGAGCAGACCTGGCCGCGGCGCCCGGGCGTGCTGAGCTGGCCGTTCTTTGTGGATCACATCGGAGAGTTGAGTTCTCTGCATAAGCGCGGGGTCGTGGACCACCGCTTTTTCGCGGGCGCGACGTGGCGCTATCGCGACGGCGCCTCCGCCTAATGGCCGCCGTCCTCGTCACGCTCGCAAGTGCAAAGTTGCACCTGAGGATTACGACCGCCGCGCTCGACCCAGGCGACGTCGACCTTCAACTCAAGCTCAATCAGGCCGAAGCCATCATTCTCGACTATCTCGATATTTGGGTTGATGCCGCGTGGGTCTCGCCGGCGACGGCGCCGGGCTGGGTGACCGCGTCGATCCTGCTGGCATTGACCGACCTCTACGAACATAGGGGCGATGACCAGACGCTCTCGGAAAAGACCTGGGAGGCCGTGACGCGCCTGCTCGTGCGGGCGAGAAATCCGGCGCTCGCATGAGCACGGTTGCGAACGGGAAACGGATCCACGTGGTGAGTCTGGCCAATGCCACGACGGCGCCGGATGGTCAGGGCGGCTACACGGAGACCTTGACCCCGCTCACGCCGGCGACGCTCTACGCCGACATCCGGCCAGCGACGGCCCGCGACCTCGAACGGATGGCGGCCGGCACGGTGCTGTCAATGGAGACCCTGATCGTGGTCGTGCCGTTTCATCCGTCGGTGACGACGAAGACGCAACTGACGTGGCTGGACCGCGCCGGGCGGTCGCACCTCGCGAACGTGACGGGCGTCAATAACCCGGAGCAGCGGTGTATCGACCTGATTCTCGTGGCCGTCGAGGTGGTGGCCTGATATGGCGAGTTCGATGCGCTGGGACGGCCTCAAGGAATTCCGCGAAGAGCTGCGGCAGTTGCCCGAGGCGCTCCGCGGCCAAGCGGCCAAGGTCGTCGAGGGCGAAGTGAATGCCGCCTACGTCACGGTCAAGCGCGTGTATGAGGCGCATCGGTTCACGGGCAACCTGTCGAACAAGTTAGCGATTGCGCCGTTGAAGGTCAGCGGCCAGCTGACGACGGGGTTGATCCTCAAGAGCGGCTCGCCGCTCGCGTGGCTGTTCGACAACGGCACGCAGGCGCGGCACTACGTCACCGTCAACGGCGTGACCCATGTGACGGGCCGGATGCCAGGCTTTCATGTCTTCGGGCGGACGGTGGCGTTTACCCGGCGCAAGATCCGCGGACTGCTGATCGAGATGGTGCGCCGGCACGGAGCCACGAAGGTGATCGATGCCGGATAGCTCGGCCATCGGCAATGCGTTGGCGGCGAAGCTCGGCGCGGATGGCGCGTTGCTCGCACTCTGCCCCAACGGCGTCTACCACGATGAAGCGCCTGCGGCCATGACGCGGTTCGTGATTGTGTCGCTCGTGGATGAAGTCGATGAGGGCATGTTCGGCGGGCGTGCGATTGAAGATGCGCTCTACCTGGTCGAAGCGCGGTTGCTCTCGAAAAACGCGAGCCTCGCGGACGCCAGTGCGGCGGCGGCGCGGATCGATGTACTGCTCGAGCAGGGCACGTTGACGGTGGCCGGCTATACCCGGATGGCGCTCTTCCGCGAATCGTTTATCCGGGACATTGAAGTCGACGCCATCGACACCTCGATCCGCTGGTATCGGCGGGGCGGCAATTACCGCGTGGTGATGTCGACATGAGAGATGTGCTGCTCTACGGCCTGAGCCAGTCAGAAGAGATGGCCTACCTGCTCAACTGGATGCAGACCACGCCGGGGCTCCACGAGTTCGTGCCGGACTATCACCGGCTCCAACTCGAGCACTGGATCTGGTCGAAGCGTGCGGACCTTGGGCGCGACATTCTCGATGTCGGCGTCTACAACCGGCGGGCGTGGTTGGGCGACGGGTATCTGACCTTCGGCCAGAACGGCGAGGACCGGCACGGGGATCTCTGTGCGATGCCGTTTCCGGATGCCGCGTTCGACGGGATCGTCCTGACCGAAGTCCTCGAGCACTGCGTCGACCCCTTCGCGGCGATGCGCGAGGTGACCCGCGTCCTGAAACCGGGCGGGCTGTTGCTCGTGACGTCCCCGTTTCTCTGGCCCGACCATCGCACGGAGGACTACGACGATTACTGGCGCTTCACCGAACAAGGCTGGGAACTGCTCCTGAAGGGCTTCACCAGCGTCACGATCACCCCGTGCGCGTGGACGCCGGAAGGGGCGTCGGCCTACGACTTCCTCCGGCGGTTCGAGTGCTGGGGCTTCAACAGTCAGGTGAAGGCCACGACCGGCTACTTGTGCGAGGCGCGCAAGCCGTGAAGCTCCTGCTGCTCGGCCCCGGGGCGAGCTGGTCCACCGCGGATGTCGCGACTGGGCTGCGCTACGGGTTGAAACTCCACGGCGTCGAGATCGTGGACTATGCCCTCGACGCGCGGATCGCGCGCTCGCAAGGCTGGCTCCACTACAACTGGCGGCGGGCGAAGAAACGCAATCCCGCCATCCCGAAACCGACGGTGGCGGATGTGTTCTTTCAAGCGGGCCACGAGGCGCTGGCGATGGCGCTCTACCACAACGTCGATGCCGTCCTGGCGGTGAGCGGGATGTTTCTGCATCCCGACGTGGTCGTGATGATGCGGCGGGCGCATCTCCAGGTGTTCGTGCTGTTCACCGAAACGCCCTACGACATTGCGAAAGAACTCGAGATGGCGAAGCTGGTCGACGGGTGCTGGACGAGTGAACGGTCGAGCGTGGCGGCGTTCCAGGCCGTGAACCCGCAGAGCGGCTACCTCCCGCACGCGTGGCATCCGGAGCGTCATCAGCCTGGCCCCCAGCCGATCGATACGACCGTGGCCGCGCATGATGTCGTGTTCGTGGGCTCAGGCTTTCCCGACCGGGTGGCGTGGCTGTCGGCGATTGACTGGACCGGAATCGACCTCGGGCTGTATGGCTCCTGGGAAGGGATCCGCAAAGGCCACCGGCTCAAGCCGTTCGTGCGAGGCGCGCAGATCGACAATGCCACGGCGGGCGCCCTGTATCGTCGCGCGAAAATTGGCCTGAACCTCTACCGGACAAAAGTCGGCTGGGGGCGGAACACGCCAACGATCACGCACGCCGAATCGTTGAACCCGCGCGCCTACGAGCTCGCGGCGTGTGGCGCGTTCCATCTGTCGAGCGACCGCGCGGAAGTTGGAGAAGTCTTCGGGCGGCGTGTGCCGACGTTCACGACCGCGGACGAGGCGTCTGCGTTGGTGCGTCACTGGCTCACCGACGAGGCGACGCGCACGCACCTCGCATCAGAACTGCCGGCCTGTGTGGCCGAGTCATCGTGGGGCACGAGGGCCACCGTGGTGATCGGAGACTTGCAGACGCTCCTGCAGCGACGGGCTGCCTAGTGGAGCAGGGGTGGGGAGGGTAGCTATACGAGCCGCTATCATGGGAAATCGGGCGTTGTTTACATCAGCACCACCGGCGCCGGCGCGGCAACCGCGACGACGTCTCTCTCGGGCTGGACGCTCGACCTCGCGACCGACAAAGTCGAAGTCACGGCGTTCGGTGACCTGAACAAGACCTACGTTCAGGGCCTTAAGGACATCAAGGGCACGTTGACCGGCTTCCTCGACGACGCCGGACTGAGCCTGTTCACGGCCGCGGACTCGACCGACGGCGTGCGGATGTATCTCTATCCCTCGTCGGCGTCACCGACCGTCTACTGGTACGGGCCGGCGTGGCTGGACGCGTCGATCGCGGTGCCGGTGGGCGGGGCCAACACGTTGAGCGGAAACTTCGTCGCCTCGAGCAGCTGGGGACGGAAGCCATAACGAATGGCGTTCCGCGTCCAGGGTGCCCATGCGGAACTCCGCTGGGGCTACTACGTGGCGGCGACGCTCGGCGCGTGGACGATCGAGGACCAGGCGTTCAGCGCGACGGTGCGATCGGTGGACGCGTTCCGGATCGACCAGCGTCCGCTGACCCTCGCCGTCGGTGGGCAGAAGTGGCCGCTTGAAACGCTCGAGGTGACCGAGGACCGGGTGATCGGACGGGTAGCCAGGAGGTGAGTCAATGGGGCGGTGCCGGGTGGTGCAGCCGGAGATGGTCCGGTTGCCGTTATCGGACGGGGATTTCCTCGACGTCAAGCGGGAACTCACCGCGGGTGAGTACTACGATCTGCTGCTCGCCCAATCGGAGCGCCAGTCGTTCGCGAAGATTCTCGCCTACGTGATCGGGTGGTCCCTCGTCGGCGCGAACGACGCACCGATCCCCTATAGCCTGGATCTGCCGGACACGGTGCGTCGGGATACCGTGCGGTCATTGGACACGGCCACCGTGCGCGAACTGACGGCAGCGCTGGACAAGCACGAGGCGGCGGTCGAGGCGGCACGGGCAGGAAAAAAAACGACGCCGGCTGGCACGCCCACACCGTCACCAACCTTCGCATCTGTCAGTTGATGCATTGGAGCTATGAGGACGTGCGCGCGTTACCTGTCGAAGTCTACGGGGTGGTGGTGGAGATGTTGAGTGAACAGATGAAGGCGCCTGACTGATGGCCATCACGGCCACATTCGCTGCGGACTTCACGCAATTCGTCGGCGAGACGAAGAAGGCGGACGCGGGCCTCGAGGGGCTGATGGGGAAGAGCGTCCGCCTGGGCGACGAGTTTGCGAGGACGCAAGGCAACGCGGATCGGTTTAAAGGATCGCTGCAACAGTTCGACGGCGTGCTGGCGTCGCTCGGCCTCAACATCGGCGCAGAGGCGCGGGCGCTCGTCGAACTCAGCTCGGCCGCCGGGCAGACCGCCAGCGAATTAGGCCTCGTCGCGACGGCAGGACTGGCGGCCGGCGCCGCGTTCGCCGGCTGGAAACTCGGGCGCGCGATCGCGGGGTTCTTCGAACTCGACGAAGCCATCGGCAACGCCACGGCGAAGTTACTGGGCTGGGGCGATGTCGCCGGGCAAGTCGCCGGTGCCAACGCCGACGTCCTCGCCAAAGCGTCGAAGGCGGCCGGGATCGAGATCAAAGACATGGCGCTCGCGATGGCCATCAATGAAGACGTGGCGAAGTCATCCGCCGCGGCGTTGAAGGCGCGGACGGTGGTCACGGTCGACGTCGTGGCGCAGGAGAAAGCGGCGGCCGACGCCATCCACGCGGCCAACACCCGGATGGTCAAGGATCTCCAGGCGCAGATCGACGCCGTCAAGCCGTTCAAGGAGGCGATGGTCGAACTCAACTCGGTGGGGATGGGCTGGCTGGGGACGCTCGACACGATCGACGGCGCCGTCGTCCAAGGGGTGAAGTACTACATGCAAGCGGGCGTCTCGCTGAAGGCCCTGGCGGATGCCTACGGGTTGACCGACGCGCAAGTGAAAGCGGTGTCCTCGTCGATGAAATCGGCT